TGAAAAAGGTAATTTGAGGATTACCGGTTAAATAAACATCCTGGGCACCATAAGCAACTAATTGAAGAAGACCACCACCCATTTACGCTATATTCTTTATACTATTAGAGGAGAAAAAAAAAAGGAATATTATAGCATTTAACAACATTTATTATTTATAAATTTAGTAATGTAATAAATTATTTAATTAGAATAAGCTAAACCACCCATACCAGATAATATACGTAGTACGTTATAATTAACCGCGTATACATTGAGGTTTTTGGCAGAAGTGGTAGCAGCAGTAGCAAAGTTAGTATCTAATTCTAAATTTAGAACAGCAGTATCTATACGCGACATGTTTAGTGTGCCACTTGGTTGATGTTCTTCAGGTTTTAAAGCGAATGAATAAACATTTATTCCTGGGTTAGATGGAATATTTTCGTGATGTTGATAAGGTTGGATTAAGTTAAAGTAAGAACCCGGTCTTGATGAAAAGCGATCATTGCCATTTAATACAAGTTTAGCACTTTCAATAGGATTTGTAGAAGTTATAGCACTGGTTTTTTTATATAGTTCAGTCGAAGTAGGGGAATAGCCGTTAACTCCTGTAGAATAGTTGACCCAATTTTTATTTTTAACATGTTGAGAGTTTTCAAAATCTGAAGTGCAGAACCATACTAATTCTTTGCAAGGATGATTGAAAGATAATTTAGGTTTCATGCTTTTTCCGGTTATAGTTTCAGAACCAGTGAATTGAAGTTGTTCTATTAAATATTCATGTGATAATTGGGCAAATCTTCTGCGTTCATCAGTGTCTAAGAATATATAATCTACCCATAAATTCACAGATGATAATTCATTAATATCAGAATCGGATCCTTGGCATTTAATTTTATCTTCAAATAAAATATTAATTTTAACTTCATGATATTGGAGAGCAATTAAAGGTAGTGCTAAACCGACGTTGCGACAAAACCAGAATTCTAATGGTATATATAAATTGGCTTTGACGAGAGGAACAAGTTTATTATTAGCTCCTACCATAGTTTTGTAAGCTTCTTTTTTAGGATAAGGTAATGAAAGTTCATTCCATACATACATCCAGTGTGAATAGTGTTTATCTATCTTTTGACCACCTATTTCAATTTCAACATAGTTGATTAAACGAAGGCCGAAATAAGGACAAACGGTCCCTTCTGAAGTATAATCAATTATTGATAAATATACGCGATGTATTAAATCTCCATTTCTTGATATTTGGCAAGTTACGCGGTTGCCAAAAGTAGGAGTTCCGTTAAAGGTTTGTTGAATGGCTTCAATAGCGAAGTTAGTATGACGACGATAAACTACTTTGAAAAAGGTAATTTGAGGATTACCGGTTAAATAAACATCCTGGGCACCATAAGCAACTAATTGAAGAAGACCACCACCCATTTACGCTATATTCTTTATACTATTAGAGGAGAAAAAAAAAAGGAAAATATATAACACATATATTAAATTAATTAGAATAAGCTAAACCACCCATTCCAGATAATATACGTAATACGTTATAGTTAACCGCGTATATATTAATACCATCGTATGTATAATCGGTAGATGTTCCCGGGTCTTCAGCTTCAATCATTAGGGTGGCAGTATCAATACGAGACATGTTTAAAGTTCCACTTGGTTGATGTTCTTCAGGTTTTAAGGCAAACGAATATACGTTGATAGGGTTATTAACTGGTACATTGGTATGATGTTGATAAGGTTGTACGTGAGTGAAATATAATCCTTCTCTAACTGCGAAACGATCATTGCCGTTTAATTGTAAAATAGCACTTTTTAAGGGATTTTTGAAACTCGCACTTTCAGGATCAACACCAAGTATATAATTGCTTGTAGAACTCATTGAGATTAGTTCACCACTCGATGCATTGTATAAATTATAATCATACCATCTGTCTTTTTTGAAAGCTCCTTTACTTTTAGCAACCCAAATTAATTCTTTACAAGGATGATTGAAGTTTAATTTAATTCTATTAGTTCCTTTATTAAGAGATTCTGAACCAGTAAATTGTAATTGCTCAATTAAATATTCATGTGATAATTGAGCAAATCTTCTGCGTTCATCGGTATCTAAGAATATGTAGTCAACCCATAAAGAAGCATTAGTTATATTAGGTATATTACCAATAGTAGTGCCTGATAAAATACAATTTGACTTAGATTCAAATTCTATTTTAACTTTAACTTCGTGATATTGTAGTGCTATTAAAGGTAATGATAGACCTACATTACGGCAAAACCAGAATTCTAATGGTATATATAGAGTAGTATCTTTGTTTGACAATATATCTTTATCAGCCCCTACCATAGTTTGATATGCATATTTTTTGCCTATAGGTAAAGATAATTCATTCCATATGTATAACCAATCAGAATAATGTTTATCTATTTGTTGACCACCTATTTCAATAACAACAGATTTAATTAATCGAAGACCTAAGTAGTTGACATATGAGTCGGTAGTATTAGCGGTAGTTTTTTTTGGTACGGAAACTTGTAAATACATGCGGTTAATTAAATCGCCATTGCGTGATATTTGACAAGTTACAGTATTTCCATATCCTACATTTCCGTTAAAAGTTTGTTGTATAGCTTCCATAGCGAAGTTAGTATGACGACGATAAACTACTTTGAAAAAGGTAATTTGAGGATTACCAGTTAAATAAACATCCTGGGCACCATAAGCAACTAATTGAAGAAGACCACCACCCATTTACGCTATATTCTTTATACTATTAGAGGAGAAAAAAATATAGATTATATAACACAACTTAATTTTATATATAAACCTAAATATTTATAATTCAAATATAATGATGTTCAAAGAGAAGTCATCAAAAAAGAAGGTATCGACAGATATAAATGAAACTTTTACATTAGATGCTATGCATAATAATATCATAAAAAATTTTGAAAAAAATGACAAAGAGAAATTATATTACAATAATAAACTTAATATGTGTGAGGAAAAGAAAAATAATATATTAAATATAATTAATAATACAAATGAAAAGGACTTAAATACAAAATTATGGTTTAGTAACATAGAATTGAGCGAAGAAATATTAGATATTAAATCAAAATTAAATCAGCTAAACAAATTAGATGAAATAGAATATTATAAAAATACAAGTGATATATTATTTCAATATTATGATACTGTAAGTAAACAATCAGATATTAATCAACAAGCAATTTTTTTAAAAGACACTAATAATAAATCAAAATTATATAAAAAAGATAAAAAAAAAATAAATGTTAATACAATAAATATTTTAGAGGCATTAAATAACATAAATAATAAAAATGATATAATTGAAGATACATCTTCTACAAGTAAAAATATATGTAGTTACGAAAATAAATATAATAATATAAATTCTAATATTTATATAGAAGATAAGTGTAATGATAATCAAATTATACACGATAAAAGTGTTTTAGTTGATAAATATATGGCTATAATTAATAATAATTATATTAGAAATGTTGAAGAAGAAAATATAGAAATTTGTAAAGTATGTAATAATGCGATGACATGTCTTCAATATGATGCTATAATAGTATGTAATTTGTGCGGATATCAAGAATTATTATTAGTAGAACAAAATAGACCTATATTAAAACAGAATACAAAAGATACATCTCATTTTTGTTATAAAAGAATAAATCATTTTAGAGAGTGGTGTAATCAAGTTCAAGGAAAAGAAAGTACGGATATACCAGACGAAATATTTGAAAAAATTTTAATAGAAATTAAAAAAGAAAAAATTACAGATTTAAAGAAAATAACTTATTTAAAGATGAGAGATATTTTAAAAAGATTGAGAGTAAATAAATATTATGAACATATTAATTATATAATAAATAGAATTAATGGTATTCCTACACCTCAATTTAGTCCAGAATTAGAAGATAAATTATGTAATATGTTCAAAAGTATTCAAGCCCCATTTTTAAAACATTGTCCAAGAGACAGAAAAAACTTTCTTTCTTATAGTTACGTTTTATATAAATTTTTTCAAATATTAGGGCTAAATGAATATTTAAAATATTTTCCTTTATTGAAAAGTAGAGAAAAATTATATGTTCAAGATCAAATATGGGCAAAAATATGTATAGATTTAAATTATAAAATTATTCCATCATTATAATTATTTAATAAAAAGAGTACATAATTTATTTTTTCAAAAACTTTTGAAAGTTTTTATATATTTCTAAATATTTTTCAATTATGTACTCTTTTAATAATTGAAAAAATATATAAGATTAAATATGTAATATATATATAGATATGACAGAACTGGTTTCGACAAAAGAAGTTGATTATTTAGATGAAGATAAACCTATTAGAGGACAGAATTATGTCCTTGTTTCTTTTCTTAGCCCTGAAGATGTTATTATAAATAAAGATGTGTATTTTTTTAGTAAATTCATTGAGAAATTTAGTAATGATATGAAATCTTTTATTGACATAATAAAAGAAAAATATCCTGAACAAAAAGATATGATTAATACTATTGAAGAAAATAATAATTATATTTTTAATTATAAAGAACTAAATGAACAATACAATTTCTATAAATCTGTTAGCAGCGAAGAATTAGAAAAAAAATTTCATGTTGATAATAACTTTACAACTTCTATTAGAGGAATTAAAGTTAGAGGTACATTTGATACTATTGATGAAGCGAAAAATCGTTGCGAGTTTTTGAAAAAAATTGATAGCAAATTTAACATATATATAGCGCAAGTAGGATGTTGGTGTCCGTGGTCACCAAATCCTGAATGTCTTGAAAATCAAGAATATGCTGAAACTCAGCTAAATACGCTAATGAAGGAATATAAGAATAATATGGATAATCGCGATATTATTTTTGAATCAAGAAAGCAATCTATAGCTTCAAATGCTGCTAACGTTCCTTCTGAAGACAAAACAGAAGTTGCAGATAAAGAAAATATTATTAATAATATAGAATTATCGCATATTAAAGAAGAAATAGAAAAAATTGATCCATGGAGTAGTCGCAATACATAAAAATACAAGGACCTTTCTATATTATTTATATGATTTTATAAATATTTATTAGAATGCTATTAATAAATACAAAATCTCCTCCATTAAGACCTAAGAGAGTATTCAGAATTAGTGATGTAAGCCCGCCAAAATCTCCTCCATTAAGGCCTAAGAGAGTATTCAGAATTAGTGATGTAAGCCCGCCAAAATCTCCTCCATTAAGGCCTAAGAGAGTATTCAGAATTAGTGATGTAAGTCCACCAAAATCTCCTCCATTAAGACCTAAGAGAGTATTCAGGATTAGTGATGTAAGCCCGCCAAAATCTCCTCCATTAAGGCCTAAGAGAGTATTCAGAATTAGTGATGTAAGCCCGTCAAAATCTCCTCCATTAAGACCTAAGAGAGTATTCAGAATTAGTGATGTAAGCCCACCAAAATCTCCTCCTTTAAGACCTAAGAGAGTATTCAGAATTAGTGATGTAAGCCCGCCAAAATCTCCTCCATTAAGGCCTAAGAGAGTATTCAGGATTAGTGATGTAAGCCCACCAAAATCTCCTCCATTAAGACCTAAGAGAGTATTCAGAATTAGTGATTAATGAATATGTTCAATATATATATATATATATATATATATTTCCGTTAATATTTTTTATTACAATTATACATCATAATAATTATTTTATCTATCGATAATAGTTATATTATTTAGTTTTTGTTAAGATTATTAACATTTTTATATAACTTATAAAAAAAAAATAATTTTTTATAATTAGTTCTTTAATATGTAAGTACGCATCGTCTTAAATTTAATTATAATTATCACATCATTATATTATGATGAAATAAATAAAGTTTTGTCTAATTTTAAATTTTAAAGGCTGTAAGTCTATAGAGAAGCATAATAATCATCTATAAATATCTTAATAATTTTATATTTTTCACAACTAATATTTTTCCCCATATTTGTTTTTATACTATTCATTATTTTATTTGTGCGATTTTCAATATTTTTTATAATATCAATAATTTTACTATTTTTTTTTATAATACCATATGTAAAATATCTTGATATTCCTATTGAACCTAAAGAATCAATACGATCAGCATCTCTAACACAATCTAACTCTATACTATCTTTACAATAATAATTATTTGATAATTCAATAGATAAACTTACATTACATGAAATATTTATAATATTATCTAATACATCCTTGTCTTTTATTAAATTATCAAAAAATGTTCTAAGTATATTTTGTTGTGTTTCATCCCCTTTTTTATATTTACTATCATTAATATCGTGTGTAAGAGCTCCTAATTGAATTATAAATATTTTATTTTCGTCTAAATTTTCTGATAATCCAATTTTAGTTGCTAAACGCATAACCCTATTTACATGCTCGAAACTATGTGAATCATCATAGTTGTTCATATAATCTTTGACAAATTCTTCTGTTTTTTTAATAATATCTTTTTTATTAAGAATATTCATGATATAATTATATCATTATCTTATTATATAATATTATCATTTTTTACTAATAGAACTTGATTTGCGTAGCGACGTTGATTTATTAAGTGATGTTGATTTACTACGAGAACTTGATTTACTATTAGAACTTGATTTACTATAAATTTTTGGGAATAATGGTCTTGATAAAATATTTGCAATGTTATTTGATTTTTCAAATTCTACGTTTTGTGCAAGGCGCATTTTTGTTATATTTATTACTGCAGGAATAGCTTTTTTTTCTTTAGATATTTTTATAATTCTATTTATACTATTATTAATAGCATAAACTCCATATTCATCAATATATTTTCTCTTAATATATATTTCATTGTTTAATTTATATAGTTCTAATAAAATATTATTACAATTATTTAATAAAAAATCTCTAATAATTATTACTAATTCATATAAATTATAAATTATAGCATCCTTACTATTATATTTTATAGTATTTAATCTATTAATTTCTTTTTTAATTTTAATAATAGCATTTTCTTTTTCAATATGTTTATTTATATTTTTAATTATATCTTTTACGATTGGTTGTATATCTTTTTTATTTTTAAAAAAGATACCGCCGCCAAATTTTAAATTTAATAAAAGTTTTGAAGCTTTTAATTTTTCGTATAAATCTATATAATTGTCTATATTTTCAATAGTAAATTTATTTATTTCTTTCAAACCACTATAATTATATCCTTCTTTATTTTTATTACTTTTATACTCTTTTTTAAAAGTTATTAATTTGTCTTTTAATCCATTACATAAAGATATACCATCTGTAAAATTAAATACAATACGTGTATTATTAGCCATATATCTATTATATACGCATAAAATAATATATATATTACTTAATATAAAAAATAATATATATTAACTTAACCAACCAACATAATATATATAAAATTATTGGCTGTTCAATCTCTTTAAGTTTGTTCAATCTCTTTGACAAATACTAATGTATAATATCCTGAAAGAATATATTGAGAAAGTAGTTCTCTTTCATAACAATTAATTTTTTTTTTGCAAGTAGGATTATTGCGTTCATAAATTTTCTTAGCATTATATATATAATTTTTTCTTAAAATTTTTTTAATTTTTGGCAGTTTCATGTATTTCACCATAACATTAATATGTTCTTTAAATTTATTATGGGCAATATTATTACGATTAGCAAATTCTTGACTATTTTCACCTGTTTTAAATGTATAATTAAATTTACATATATTTTTATGCATCCTGTCATCTATGAAAGAATTTAATCTCCAACTATAATTATCTCTATATGCTTTTATTAATATATTGTAATCATTTTCTACTACATACATATTAATAATATCAAAAATATCCTCTGGAACCTCTTGTAAATAATTTACTTTAAACATAATTTAAATAACTAATATCTAAAACTGAGTTATTTGTCTGTTGTGCAAAGTAAGAGAAAGTTGTCTTTCACAAATGTATCTTGTTTGCAATAAAATATACAAACTTATAATTAATCAATTTTTAAAAAATATTATTTAAAAAAGGACAAATTATAATAAAACGAAAAGATTAAAATACCAAAACATGATTAAAATACCAAAACATTCTTAAAAAATATAGAGATGAATTACAAATTACATCAAAAGAAAATGAGCTATCATCATACAATTCTAAAAGTTGTAATATAATCAATTTTAATGAATTTATTACAAGAAAAATAAGAACAAAATGAAGTATTATATAGAAATAAAAAATTATAATATTGACGACATTATTTGCATAGACGAGACATGTATTAACTCTTTACAATTAAGACACTATTGCTATAATTGAAGTAGGTAAAAGATGTGTGGTTAAAACTAATTCACGAGAAGTTTTCAAAAAATATACAGGTGTTTTTGCTATTTCAATAAAAAGCGTAATCGGTTATGAATTATATAATAAAGGTGGTATAGATGGTGATAGGTTATTAATATTTTTAGAAAGGTTTATTACTAATAAATATAAAAATAAGGTTATAATTTTAGATAATGCAAGTTCTCATAGAAACATAAGAGTTAAGGAATTAATAAATAAGAATAATAAGTTGATTTATTCAGTTCCATATCAACATTATACAAATAGTATAGAAATGTTTTTTAGTCTTCTAAAATCTAAATTACAAAAGAAACAAGGATTATATTACGAAGACTTAAATAATAATATTAAAGAGGTAATAAAAACAATACCAGAAGGCTACTATTAGAAAATATTAAATGGAACATATAATAGACAAACCAAATATATTAAGAAAAATAAGGTAAGAAAATACAAGAATTATAAAGACTAAATTCGGCGTTTTAAATGTCCAAAGGTGTAAAAGAGCCACATGAAATTACTCGTTTATGGGAAAAGAAAAAAATGGAGGACGAAAAAAAAGAGGAAATCGAAAAAAAAATGCCAAAAACAACTCGCGCAATGAAGACAATATGCGGTAGAATATTCTTTTATAGTCATGAAATAAATAAATGGTATCCTGTATTTTCTCTACAGATAGAGGTCGGTCGGGTGGAGACTTGCATTGCTGTGCGAGGGATTAGATATGTTAGTGATAAAATGTCAGAACATCTTGATAAACACGTTAATATGTTTATATTAAAATATTAATCAATTTTTTATTAAATTTAATTTCGGCGTTTTAAATGTGCAAAGGTGTAAAAAGATTAAAGTAACTTATGTTTTTTTAATTTTTTAATTAAATCTGCTTTGTTTAGATACAATGTTTTATTATCTATTTTTTTGGTAATTTTAATTTTATTACTAACAGCTATATCTTTTAATTCTTTTAATGTATATTTTGCTGCTCTATCACCTATTATCGGTCTCCTCGTCGGAGATGAATGTCCACAATTTATCTCCCTATCTTTTTCCCCTAACCTGCAAATCGTATAATAACCATGTTTTTTTAATTTTTTAATTAAATCTGCTTTGTTTAGATACAATGTTTTATTATCTATTTTTTTGGTAATTTTAATTTTATTACTAACAGCTATATCTTTTAATTCTTTTAATGTATATTTTGCTGCTCTTGCACTTCCCCCCTCCATATTCCTTCTTTTTTTTTTCATCGCCTCTCGCCAGCGTGTGGCCGCCTTCCGCACACTTGCTAATGTATGCACAGCATTATAAAATCTCTCACCCTCTACCGCGAATTCCACAAGTTCTTTTTCTAATTCATTATATTTATCTAATTTATCTTTATCTGAATTATCAATTTCTATATTGACCGGTTTGGGATATCTGGATGAAATTAGTCTATCCAGCATATCTGCATAGTCTCCCTTCATAGTTAAATCTAGTAATAATTCTGGTCCGCCAGTTGTTTGAAACTTCTTAGAATTGCTCATGTCCAACTGAAGCAATTCAGTTGATAGTGGCATAAAACGTACTTTATGATAAAGGCTACAAATATATCCTGCTTTTTTACTCATGTCTTCTAACGAAGCAACTTGAATCCTATGTATTGAATTAATATAACATATACAATAAATTAGAATTAATAGTCCATATCCATTTCCTTGCTCACTATCCACTACACTTATCCAGGATATATATAATGTACTTGCAATATTGTCTATATTGTCTATATTGTCGTGTTTCCTCTTCTTTTTCCGAGAGTCCCGCGTGACTGGACCAGTATGTGGTCTACACTCAATACGATCACTTTGAGTATAAGTAGACTCTATATTCGCTACTTCTTTCCCATCAATATTCTTAAATAAAAATTGATAACCAATCGCCTCTTCTGCATCATTGCCATCAGTTATTACGACGGGTTTTAATTTTTTACTTTCTAACCATTCTTTTATTTTTGTTATAATGCCACTAAATTTATTTATAGCGATTTTTTCTACGTCAGTAACTTCTTTATCTTCCATAATTTGAAAATTTTATAATTTCTATTTAAATGCGAATATTATATTTTCTCTTGTTCAATCTTTTCTTTCAACAAATCAATCTCACCTAGATTTGCGGACAACATACTCCTCCAATCAAGTTCATTTTTTTTAACCCACATTTTCAAAACATACTTAGAAGGCAAAAGGAACTTTATAATTGTCAACAATTTTATTAATGATATCATAAGAAAATTAGTCAATTGTAATTAAAGCATATTCTGTTGTATCATCGTCTGTCTGTTTAGTTGACAGAAGACACTCGACAATTTTGTCTGATTTTTCAGAGATTTCCGCAATTTTCTCAACTGAAATGAAGTTATTATTCATAATAATAGTAAAACTTCTATAATAAACTTTGTATACTTTGTACAATAAAAGACGACTTCAGTTCTGCATTCTTGGCTTATGATAGTATACGCAATACTATTAGGAGAAGATAGTACTTAAAAAATATTTACATATATCAACTTTTATATAAAATGAAGAAAATAAATCAATTTTTTGGTTTTCACAACAACAAAATAATATAAATATATATAAACATTAATGAATACAAATTATAAGATAATATTATTTAATAAGTATTAGCTTGTTCTACGCAAGTCTCTACACAAGATAGTCTAATATTATTCCTCAATTCTCGTATAATCTTAATGATAGCAGAAGGTTCTTCATTTTTAAACTTTTCCATTAATTCATCAACAATTTGCTTTGTCAAACTACACATAGTATTATATTATAAATAAATAATATAATCTAAATCATTTTTTACACATTTTTGTTATATATATAACATATCTTCTAAACACTCTTTATACGGCAGCAAATAGACATTTGTTCTTTGATAATTGATACCAATCCAATTTATTTCCATATTTCAACTCTTTATATTCTTCAGGTGTCAAACTCATTTCATATTCAAATCTCTCTTTTATCAATTCGTGTGCATTTTCATTAATACACAATGATCGCCAGTTTATATTTTCACGATTTTTCTTTAGCAATTCAATAGCATTGGGATTTTTAGATAACATAAACCAATCTATATTTTTATGATTATCATTTAACATTTCAATCGCACGCGGATTTGTATTTATTGATAATATACTCCACTCTATATTGTCTTTATTTTTTTCCAACAAATCAATAGCATTGGGATTTCCTGATAAATATCCCCACATTATATTATCTTCATTCTCCTTTAACAAATCAATAGCATTAGGATTTATAGATAAATTAAACCAATCTATTTTATTTCGTAATCTTCTGTAATCTATCCGACTCATATTCTTTTCTATAATAGCCCTTTCTCTCAATAATTCAATCGCTCTCGGATTTGTATTGCTTGATAATTCAAACCAATTTATTTTATCAACATTATCTTTTAATATGTCAATAGCATTTGGATTTGCTGATATATATGACCAATCCAACACATCATAAATATCTATTTTTTTATATTCTTCTTTACTCAACCCTTTTTCATATTCAATTCTTTTTTTAATAAATTCAATAATTTGAGGATTTTCATTATCACTAAAGTTATTTATACATACTCTGTTTTCTTCGTAATATTCTGGAACATTAATTTTCTCATATTCAATCCTTTCCTTAATCATATCTACTACTTGTTGTTTTTTGTTGTTCGATAAATAAGCCCATTGAATTTTTGAAGGATATTTCTTTAAAATGTCTATCGCTTCTCCATTAATACAACACAATCTCATCCAACTTATTTTCTTTTCTTTTGCTAACATATTATATTCTTCTTCTGTCAAAGTGTTCTCGTAATCTGCTTGTTCCATTAATATCTCATAAGCACATGAATTTCCGGACAATGTGAACCAATCAAGTTTGTCTTTAGGAACCCAATCCCTCAAAACATATCTTGATGGCAATAAACGTTTGTAATGTTCTACGATTTTATCATGAACATCATGGGGCAAACTATTAATACTTATATTATCTTGATTAAAAGATTTGTCAATTTCTTTATATAACAGAAATTTAACAATATATGATTGATTTCTTGACATCTCAGCTAACACTTCTGGTGTAATAAAAGTGTCGCGCATAGTAGTTATCATATGATATGATATCCTGAATAGTAAATTAAAGGTAGTGATATAAAATCAATCATCACTATCATTTTTTATATCAAACAAAAAATATAGAATATTTTGGTTACTATGTTATAATAAAAGCATAGTTTTTAGATTTTTGGAATATATATATTGCATGTTATTCGGTATTTATCTACCACTAATTATATTTAATATATATATTATCTTAATTATATTTACACATATAAATATATGGAAAAATTTACTTTTAATGAATTATGATATTACTGATATTTTAGTTTTTTAGGTTTATTCTTTTGTTTTATTATGATGGTTTTATCTTTACTAAATGTATTTATTCTTCTATTATCATATTTATTGGGATCTTTCAATAAAACATAAACAAATATGCAAGCAAAAAGGAAGATTATTGCATTTCTATATGGAATTGATTTAGCATTTATTAATATATTTATAGTTTCCAATACATATTTTTTATTATATCCTGCACCACCAATCATACCTTTTATACTCTTATTATTTATACTTAAAATATGCTCAATATCTATTTCGGTTATTGATTCATTATTTTTCTCAATTTTATTAATGTAATTAAAAAATATAAACAATGTTATTTGAAAAATACTTATAAAACTTTGGCTTGTTATTATAATATTATTAATATACAAGGTATTTGCTGCAATCGAAATCAAAATTAATATTTTAGTGCTTGCAAAGTTTAGTTTTTCTATAATAGCATCATTACTATTTTCTCTATACTCTAAAGATGAATGTATACTTGAGATAGATTCTTGACTTCTACCTGAATGCGATCTCTGACTTCTACCTGAATGCGATCTCTGACTTCTATCTGAATGCGATCTCTGACTTCTACCTGAATGCGATCTCTGACTTCTATCTGAAGTAGAGCCATGATTTGAAGGAGGGTTGTTGTTTTTTTTTGTTAATAAAACTGATTGTAAAGCATTTAGACCTTTTTTAGTTAAAGGATTAATTTGTCCTTCACTTGGATTAGTACCTTGTTGTCTAATTGAACTTGCGATTTCTTGTATTCGCGTTAAATTTCTCTGTTTTCTTGGAATACTACCAAGCCTTTTTTTAATTTTTCTTATTATTCTAATTATGTTAATTAATGGATTAGACATTTTCCCTATAATATATATGTATAATAAAATTAGTTACAGGTATAACTCTTCTTCAACAGGTACTATTTCATTTTGTACTTCATCAATAGGTTCATTATTTACTGAACTTGTATCACTTTGTTCTTCTGTTTGAACTTGTGCTTTCACAATACCTGTAATAAATTGGTGTGCTTGTTTTTTATTATTTTCAATCTCTTTTTCTAATTGTTTAATGAGTGTATCATTATATTCACAATACTCCACAATTTCTTGTTGGCGTTCAAGTGAAGGGACAGGGATTTTTAATTCTTTAAATTTATTCATATCTATATGACCTAAATTTGTAGAATATTTTGCTAATTTTTGTATATTTAATTGTTCGTTTTGTAAATAATAGTATAAATATTTTACACCTTTGGACATTTAAAATGCCGATTTAACAGCAAACAAAATATCTAAAGTTAGTAAAAATTTGGTTATTACATAGCGTGGACTATGTATGAATTCTTGTAAATATGTCGGGTCTTCTTCCTATTGTAAATATACTCTTTACAATATTTAACATATTTTGAACAGCGTTCTTATCTCTATTATGAATTATCTCGCATTTCTGCTTATCCTCTTGATGAGAAAGTAATCCATTAATAGTTATTTTTTTATTAACTTTGATATCATTTGGTTTATGACTTTGTCTTATCATAAATGGTGATATTTCGCAATTGCAACAATTACATAATTTAGATGTCCTAAACTCATTTACTAAATAGGTTCTAAATCCAGCATTCTTAAATATTCTTCTAAACTTTTTACAAATTGTTGGTTCTATCCCATATATATTACTGCTACCTTTATCATAATCACCCATTATAAACAATACATCATTAGGTTCTCCAAACTTTTTAGTAAAGTTCTTTATCATTTTACTCTCACTTTTTTGTGTATTGATATACCTGTTTAATTTGAACTTTCTAAAAAAGGTCTTTTCATAATGAGAAAATAACAATAGGTTCAATTTATTTTTTTCAATCAAGTAATTCTTGAACTTTTCATAATTACAAGTTCTTTTATTATGACTACTTAAAACGCTCTCAATTTCTTTAATATTCTTACCATTTATAAAGGTTGTATTATTAACTTCTTCAATAATTTTATTATATTTTTTTGTTCTTGTTTCCAATCTTCTTTGATTTTGAGTATATCTAAATGTTTCTAAATTACCATCATTATCTTTGCTACCACAATAAATTAAATCACTACAACCCGGATCTACACATACTATTTTTTTACTTCTTAATTCATCGGTAATAATCTCTTTTTCTATATATTTTGTATTCTCTGTTGGTTTATTATTAGGATTATAATATTTTAAAGGCATCCCTTGATTGTCTGTTCTAATAAATAAAATACCAACAGAGATACCATCAGTTCTAATCATATAATTAAACTCATAATTATTCTTTTTGAAAATTTTACTATCTAATTTTAAAACCCTATTCCATAATTTAAATTGATTATTTTCTTTTTTATAATTTTTAAAGTGTGTTGTTGTACTTTCATCTCCTAAAAAATTACTAATTAAAGCACAAGTATCAATGCATATATTTTTAGGGATGATATTACTCCGTAATGGTAATATATTAAATAGTTTAATTTGTTTAACCTTATCAATATCATTTGTATCTTCTAATAATATATCATTAAGTTTTTCAAGTTGAATATTTATATAGATAAAAGACTTTAAGTAATCCTTTGTATTTGAATGTAGGTCATAATAAATGCTATTTTTATCAAATGTAGGTTTATTAGGAACAATATGTTTCTTATGTTCTTTAATCCAACTATGATATTTTTCATCTGCTTTTAATTCATCTGTTAGTGATACAAGGTCGTCTTTAATCTTTTTGAATTCATTCGTTAATGATTTATAACTTTCTTTTCTTACTTCTTTATCTTTTATCTTTTTAATCTCATCTTTTTGCTCTTTCAAATTAAAAGAATGATTAACAAATTGATTAAGATGTGTAATAAAATGCTCTTGTATATTATTATTTATATTTTTTTCAATATCAATTGCTTCGTATGCTAATATATAACTTAATTTATCATAATAGATTATTTCATTATCATATATGGTAGTTATATAGTGTTCATTATAAAACTTATAAAGGTTCTTTAACAAAACGCTATAATCTTTTTCAGGTGTTGCACCTCTATTATCTTTTCTTTTTGTAATAACCTTAAAGACATCACATATAAAATTCTTATCAATTAAAGGAAACTCTAAATTATTTTCATAAAGATAAATACAATACAATTTAATAAAATTACATGAATGAATAACAATCTTATTAGTTCGAATAACTAAATCATTAATGATCGGTAAGGTTGCTTTATCTTTAATAACATTATTGATGTTATTTTTAATTGTTTTCATATAGTCAAACTTTTCAAACTCTTCCTTTGTGGTATCATCTTTCTTCTTTTTAGACATTTACATTATCTATATATAAGTATATAGATTATCTTTAAATAGTTTTATACTGAATATTAAATAATTGATATATAACAATATTAATAGTATAATATAAGATTATAATGACCGAATTATTTATAGAAAAATCTAAATTAATACACTGAGATAAGTATGATTACTCAAAAGTTGATTATAAGAATAGTGGAACAAAGGTAATTATAATTTGCCAACAGCATGGCGAGTTTCAACAAACACCAAATAATCATCTACATGGTGGTTATGGTTGTTGTAAATGCGGTGGAACAAGTAAATCAAATACAACAGACTTTGTAGAAAAAAGCATAAAAATACATGGTAATTTATATGATTACTCAAAGGTAAATTATATTAATAGTATTACTAAAACAACTATAATTTGTCAAGAACACGGAGAATTTCAACAAACACCTAAATTACATTTAAAAGGTGCTGGATGTGGTAAGTGTGCAGGAACAGCAAAAAATACTGAAAGTGAATTTTTGGATAAATGTAATGAAAAATTTGGAGATTTATATGATTACTCAAAAATGAATTATAAAAATTTTAATAGTATTATCACAATATGTTGTAAAATACATGGTGATATTTCAATAATTCCTAAATCACATTTAAAAGGAATAGGTTGTTCTAAATGTGGTAATGTTTTAAATGGTAATAAAAGAAAAACACCACTTGATGAATTTATCAAAAAATGTAGAGAAAAACATGGCGATAAATATGATTATTCAAAAGTAGATTATATTGACGCTAATACAAAAATAATAATTATTTGCAAAGAACATGGCGAATTTCAACAAAAACCAAATCATCATTTAAATCGCGGCAGTTGTTGTCCTAAATGTACAGGACATTATACATTAACAACAGAAGAATTTATAGAAAAATCTAAATTAGTTCATGGAGATTTATATGACTATTCAAAAGTAGATTATAAAAATAGTAATAAAGAGGTTTCAATTATTTGTAAAATACATGGCGAATTTTCACAAAAACCAGTCTCTCATTATTGGAATAAAGCAGGTTGTCCTAAATGTGCTAATAAAAATATAACAACAGAAGATTTTATAGAAAAATCTAAATTAGTTCACGGAGATATATATGATTATTCTAATGTTATTTATAATCTTTCTAGTGAAAAGGTTATAATTAATTGTAAAGAACATGGAGAATTTATTCAAAGAGCAAATGATCATTTAAATGGTAGTGGTTGTCCTAATTGTTGTCCTATTAATTACTCAAAAAAACAAATATTATGGTTGCACTTTCTTTCTAAATATTATAATATAGATATTCGACATGCTGAAAATGATGGAGAATATTTAATACCAAAAACTAAATATAAAGCAGATGGTTTTTGCAAAGAAAATAATACTATCTATGAATTTCATGGAGATTTCTGGCACGGCAATCCAAATATTTATAAAGACGATGATATAAATACAATAACAAAATGTACATACAAGGAGTTATATGAAAAAACATTAAAAAAAGAAGGGATTTTGAAAGATTTAGGATATAATTTAGTAGTTATTTGGGAGAATGATTGGAAAAAAATAAATAAATGTGTAAAAATATTACAGCAAAAATTTAGAAAATATAACTATTAACTCTGTTCCAACTTTGCCTTTCTATTAATATAAGCAGTATGTCGCCACTCTTTAAGTTTTTCTGGGTTCTCTGTTTTCATTTTCTCCATATAATTCTTAGCTTTTTCTTTTACCTTTTCACTATTTTTTTCATAATACCTTTTATTCCTTTCTGTATTGGTATATGATCTTAACTTCTCTTCTAATTCTATATTTTTTTTCTTTAACAATTCATTTTCTATCATTAAATTATTATACATATCAATATTAACCATATCAGTCATATTATCTTATCATTATAATATAATACACATACCTTTAAATAATTTTATAATGACTAAACATAAAAGCGAAGATTATAAATTATCTGCTGTAAAATATTTTTTAGAAAATAAAGATACACAAGAGAACACATGTAGAATATTTAAATGCTCTGTAAGAAGTTTATTAAGATGGACTAAAAGATATGAAGAAGAAAATGAAATTAAACGACATAACAGAAAACCAATATCATATAAGGTTAAAAAGAAACATATAAAGTTTATATTAGAAGAACTTAAAAATAATAAGACTATTACAATAGAAGATTTACTTACTAAATTAAGCAATAAGTATTCTAAATTAAACATTACAAGAAGACATATTAGTAGAATAATTAAAGAAAATTATATATCATTAAAATTAACTAAAATTAGACATGAACCTATAAAGCGATTTGGTAAGGATATAAATATTAATGAAAAAATTAAAGATTTTTATAATGAAATAAAAAATTATAATATTGACGACATTATTTGCATAGACGAGACAAGTATTAACTCTTTACAATTAAGACACTATTGCTATAATGAAGTAGGTAAAAGATGCGTAATTAAAACTAATTCACAAGAAGTTTTCAAAAAATATACAGGTGTTTTTGCTATTTCAATAAAAGGCGTAATCGGTTATGAATTATATAATAAAGGTGGTATAGATGGTGATAGGTTATTAGTATTTTTAG